ATCTCCGCCGGGAACAATATCCGCCTCGGTCACTCCTTCCCAACCCACGACCATTTTTTCAATAAGATCGAGTTGCAGAGTACCGGAAAAATCAAAATGCGCTTCCTTGTCGGTAGGCCGGCGGACTATGAAAGTCTTCCCATCAACTTCTACCCGCGTTTGCCGAGCTTTGCGGACTCGCTCAATGAGAGGATTCATCAAGCAATCCCGAATGTCGGAGCGCCGTTCATAGAGATAGCAGCCTGCGTCGTGGTAATTCCTTGGTTATCCCCTCCTGGCATGCCAGAGAATCCCACGGAGCCGAAGAACAGCATGTAGCGGCCATTTGGCCAGCGAATCCGAAAGCCTTTGGATTGGCTGGTTTCGGAAGCGGCATTCATGGCAGCCTGGGCTGTATCTGAAGGGTCCCATTGAAGGGTGAGCCCATAGGACATAGCTGTCGTGCCGGCCGTTATCTGCTTGTCGCGAGTATCGGAAACCGTGGTGGTATCCAGGAACTTGACCTCGCCGCCTTGCGGGGTGAATGCGGACACACCCGGGATCGTGGTGCCAAGAGTCAATTCCTCGAACGTGCCGCCACTGAATACGCCAAAGTTCGTCGTGTCGATTCCGACTGATCCGGTTGCAGCATTCTTCAGTTGAAAATCATCCGTCGATTTATTCACAACGACGAAAACACGCTCATTGACCTCAATCATGCCCGAGGCCCGGATCAGGATGATGTCGCCATCTGTCAAGCCATGGCCGGTCGAGCTGAACACGCCCGGCGCCGCATTAGTAGCAGCGCTGATAGCTGTAGCCGTGCCGATCACACTCTGCATCGCCAGGATCAAACCAGAATTCTTGTATATCGTTGCCATTTTTGCTCCTTAGAAAACAAAAAAGCCGCTCGAAAGCGGCTTGTGGTGGGATTGAAACCTTTAAATCAGTGAATCTGGTGAACCTTCCTCTGTCGAGTAACCTATGCGAAATGAGAGAGTGACCTCGGCGTGATATGTGTACTGCCCGTCCTGTCCTTCGCCTTCGATCACTGCCATGCTGGTGCTGATATGCTCAAGGGAGCCGACCATGACCTTTGCGCGCAACGTTTCCTGAGTCAGCTTTGTTTCGATCTCAGCCGAAACTTCATCCATCCTGTCCTCAATGGATTCCTTGTCTCCAGTGCCCGGCAGCCGCAGCATTCCGACAATCGAGATGATCAGATCCCGGTCGTAATTGCAGGGATCATTCGCCGTCGCAGCCTGCGAAGTCTCGGACTCCACGAAAACCATCAAGTACGGCCAGATAACGCGACTTGAAGCGATGCGAGACTCAACTACCGACTTCCAGGCAACAGGACTCCTAGAGAGGATGCTTGCCACAGCCTCTCTTATACGTTGCCGCGCATGCATCAGATGGATTCGTACCGGTAGTTATCGAGGATGTCTCGGATCGCATAGGGAATGCGCGAAACGGTTATTCCGCCTTCAAGTTGCGGCTGTCGATTAGTCCAGTGTCCAACGAGCAGGATGATTTGCTCCCGAATCAGGGCGGGGACAGATTCGACCGTAGCGCCATAGCCTGCAGTGAATTGAATTCGAACTGCATTCGGTTCGCGCCGAGTATAGGGCCACGCAACATCGTAAGCAGATTGGACGAACGGGATAAAAGCGTACGTGTCCAGCGTGTAATCAGAGGATGAGACAGTTTGCTCAACCCCGTTCGTGTCTATGTATTTAACCGACTCAACGGTTAGCGCTGATGGCAGTTCGTGACGCTCAACGAAGCAATCCCATCTAATTTCTCTTGTCTGGCTAAGCAAGGCCCGGCCTGTATACCCCTCTACCAGTTCCCTTGCCTGGACGATACGGCGAGACAGGAGGCTATCGCTGCGAGCGTCGTCTATACCGAGCTGATCTTTTACTTCTGCAAGCGATACCGGCTCGATCTTTGGCGGCTCAATTACCTTCATGCCAGTTCCTTGCGAACTGTTACCGCTATCAAGTCAACATTGGTCAACTTGAAACTTCCTGAATCGGTAATCTCTATTTCAAACGCCATGCCGGGAGCAAATAACTCACCAGCAGCAAACTTATAACTGCACTCGCCCGCAGCGCCATCAGTAACTGTCATATCTTTTTCGGCAACTGTTCCGGCCGCTTCCTTCCATCGAATCTTGACCGTCGAGCCAGAGATATTTATTACTTCTCCAGCGTCATCCGTGCAAGTGACGAGCAGAGTCGAGCCTGTATCGCCCGATACAAAGTCAGTCATGCTCCACCCTTAATTGAATTTGACGGAAACGGACTTGCTGCGCTGGAATGTGGCGTTACGCGCCACTATTGCCCTGAATATTGCTGTGCGTTCTACGGTTGAAGTAATCTCTGGAGGCACACCAGAGTACGTCAGAATCGCGTCTGTGCCGCTTATGGAGAATCCCCCTGCTTCAGCTATTACCTTGCGCGCGTAACGCAGCGTTGCTGCTGTGCCAGAGAATGTGAATGATCCTGCGCCTACTGATAACTGGCGGGACAGTCTTAAATTTGCCGCGGCGCCCGATATCGCAAACGATCCGTCGCCAGCAACCAGAGTGCGATTACCGGCTGTTTGATAAGTCAGCGTGGCATCGGTCCCGGATATCCCGAACGAGCCCGGATCCGCAGACAAGAGCCGACTATATTTGAGGCTTGCCGCCGTGGCGCCAATCTGTACCGAACCAGACGCTGCAGGGAGAACGCGAAAAACCTTAAGCGTTGCCGCCGAGCCGGTAACAGCGATTGAGCCCGAGTCCGCCTGGAGAGTCTTGTTGCTGCTGAGCGTCAGCGTTGCGGCTGTCCCTGTTACAGCAACAGAGCCAGATCCCGCCTGCAATACCTTTGCTAACTTTAATGATGCGGCTGTGCCGGAAACCGCTACGGAACCAGAAGCAGCCTGAAGCGAATATCCTCTCTTGAGAGTCGCCGCTGTTCCTATTATTGCAAACGAGCCGGAGGAAGCCGGTAAAACACGATTATATTTAAGAGCAGCGGCTGTTCCGGTAATGTCAAAAGAACCGGAAGAAGCTGTGAGTGTGTAGCCTGATGAAACGGATACTTGTATTCTGCGGTCTGGAGCCTTGACTAATCGCCATGGTTCAAGATAAAGCGACCTTACCTGAGCGGCAGAGAATGCACGCGGAAAAACCCCCACTGTATCAATGTCACCGTTCCAGGGAAACGATCCTCCAGCATTCGATTCGCCAATGCGCAGTAAGTCTGCGGCGACAGGCGAAGTGGCTGAGGCACTAGCTACCGCAACTCCGTTAACGTATAGGATGCGGTTAGTTCCATCGAATACGCCGCAGAGGAAATCTCTCTGCCCTATTACTTGCTGTCCGCCTATGCAGCCTTCTAAGCTTGCCCCGTTTACTATGAACGCATACTGAGAGCCGGTATTTCCCCCTAAGAAGAATCCAGAACTATACTGAGTCTCCAGAACACGCGCATAACCTGCATTTGCCGCAGTGGGTCTAACCCACGCAAAAACAGTTAAAAGCGGTCCTTGCTTTACGACCCGCGCAGAGTCTAAAAACGCACCGTTAAATGCTAGCGCTTTACCGTGTTGGCGGACAACTCGCGAGGGAGTTACGGAAGAGCTTAAAGGGTTTCCTTTTGCTAAATCTCGCGCCGAACTATTAAATAGTGTTAGGAATTCGGCATCCCGGTATTCCCAGGACAAGCTAGGCGAATACTGGGGCTGGCTGGTAAACCGTTGTGGTAGACGAACGATGCTCATTTAACCTACTGTAGTCAGCTCGCTTAGGTAAGCCTCAACTGTCACGTTCTGACCAGTGTTTCCTGTGAACTCAACCTCTAGGCACATGATAGATGGGTCTATCGGCATCCCGATTTCAGTAATCGCGCTGGCGTCCTTTCCGCCGCCGTATTGAGCTATCGTTTTCCAGTCTGTACCGGCTGAAGCGGCGGCAGGAAGGGTCGAGCTGTGCGCTATAAGAATATTGCAAGTGCACTGAATGGTCGGGCCTGTACCACCATTAGTCATCTTGATAGTGAGGAATCCGCCGCCTTGCACCGAATTCATATCCAGTCTGCCGCGCTGCGGTGTTGCGGGTACGCAGGCAACACTAGCTAGTATTGTCCGCGCTGTCTTGGTCAAAGCCATGCCTAGCTCCGGGTAGCGAATACGTTTACAGCGGCATCCACAGCGCTCTGTACAGTTGCGTCATCAGCACCGGTAATTTGTGCAGACGTAAACGCCTTATTCTGCGCAAGAACAGGCCACATCATCTTTGCACCAGCAGACGCCGTATCATCAAAAACAGACTTTGCCCATAAGAGCCGATTGGCATGATTGGAAACACTATCGGACTCGGTCATGATCGTAGTCGCAGCAACGACACACGCCATACGAACCTTGTTCAGGAGCCCGGTATCGCCAGCGGCGGATAGTAGTTCGTCGTAAGTTGCCATGATTAAGCGACCGTAAAGAGGCTGGAGCCTAGGTCAACAGTGAACGTCTCTCCGTTAGCCAACGTTACCGATGAGCCGTAATCCCAATACCCAATGAGAGGATCGGCGGGAGAACTCGGCGTGTCGTTGAAAAGCACGACGTATCGAAAAGGACCAACAGCACCGGAAGCGGTGATTACCACATCGGTGCCGGATACTGTGATAGTGCCGCTGGAAGTCGATGCAGCATTCTGCACGTCAATAGGTCCCGAATAGCCGTTTCCGGTTGATATCTCCGCCATGTCCGCTTTAACAGCGTCGGCAGCGACATCGGGGGCAGTGTTGCTAAGGTAAACCTTGAGCGTATCCGTGTCGGTATTCAGAGCATTCGCATGAACACCGGCGGCTAAGTCAGTAGCGAAGTGTTGAAATTTGACGAAACTAGCCATTGTTTTCTATCCTGAAATAAGAACAGCCCCATGGTTAGGGGCTGCCTGGTTACTTGGCTTCTTGAGCCTCGTTTTTCTGGCTTTCGGTTTTTGACCTCTTGCCTTCCACTTCCACCGCGATGCCGCGCTTTATCCAGTGATCGGCCGCGTCATCACGCAAAGAATGAGCCGATCCTTCCTTGAATTCCTCTCCTGAACTGGATTTGGCAGCAGAAAGGAACTTTACGGACCTCATGCCACCACCTGGACGACCGATGTCGGGTCAAGGTCAGTAACGGGCTTATGACGCGGATCAATGCCGAGAACGATAGCAGCCCCGTCGGAGGTTGCCGTTCCCACCGTCACCACCAGCTTGACGAAAGGCTTGGTAGGGTAGTTGGATTGCGATGGATCGAAATTCATCACAGCCTGCTTGTTGTCGCCGGAGGCCTTGACGATCTGGGTCAGCGCAGTGATGTTCGAATCCTGCGGGTTGTTACCTGAAGCATCGTCGGCCTGCACCCATTTCGCATCGACAGTCGCCGATGCGCCGAGCGTACCGGTCGAGATGACGCCCATCAATTGATTGTAAAGACGGGTATCGACCCATCCAGAGCTTTTCGCGCCAGCAGTCAATGCGCCGGGCGCCACGACAGCAGCAATAGCGATGCTTTCGCTTCCTTTTGAACTCATGATCTTTTCCTCGAAAATAGATTAAGCGGGGACAAGCCCCGCTATGGATTAGCTGCCGGTACGAGCCGCCAAGGTTGCGAAGAAGCCACGGCTTACGCCGCCCGCCTGGAACGGAGTGATCTTGCTGTTCCACCACGGCTGTCCACCGACACGCAGAACGAACCGGAAAGCCGTGATGTCGTAGTCGAAGAAGATGTGTATGGACATATCCATCCGGATGCCACCAGACTTCACGACTGAAAGGTAGTTCTTCAGGTCGCCAAAAATGATGTCGCCTTGATCACCGAGAACCGGCAGGGCTTCGCTGACAACTATCTCCTTGCCCATGAGCGTCCCGTAAGGAGCTGAGGACATGCCGCCCGGGGGAAGGTAAACAGGAACCGCGGTGCCAGTGCCAGGGAATTGCATGGCCAGCAATTGCGCTTCAGCATCAGGCGTCATGAACCACTTAGCGCTCTTGCGCGCTACCGGGGTAACGGCTGTCCACAGCTTCGTGATATTGGTGAAATTGATAGTATCCGCGGTCTGGCTCGTCTCACCATTTACCACAACCGTGCCCGCCGATTGCAGGATGCCGAGCGGCATGCCAACGCCCGTGCCGTTGAAAATCGCATCGTTCAACTTGAAAGCGATTTTTTCCGGAGCCTTGCGCTGAACATAGCTTCCCATTGCGGGAGCATCTTCCAGCAACTCATCTGTCAGAGGGACCAGAGCGATGATCTTGTTTGCCTTGACGGTCTTCTCCACCAGTTGCGGCTTGGATTGTGTCTTTTGCCCGCCCTCCGATTCCCAATAAGCCTGAATGCCGCCGCTGGTCTGCCAGGGAGTGGTTTCATCTGCAGGGAAGGTGATGCTATTGCCAGATGTGATTTGCTGGTCGGTCATGTTCAGCATAGAATCTTCGCCCATAACCTTCTGCACGATCGTGCTGCGAAAATCCGGAGGAACAGCAAAGCCGCCATCCGCACCAGCACCTTCCGAACCGAAGGAGGCCGGAGCGTTGGCGATTAAACGAGGATCGGGAGCGGCACCTTTGGCCGAAGATGAAACGACGGCGCTCAGGTAGTCCGCCATCGAACGGAAGCCCCACTTGTTCGCGTCCTTGTGATCCCGAAGCTGCGGTTCAGGACGATAGGGC